TGCCTTGTATTTCTAGCCCCATAGACCTAATCCAACATACATCGTACATTGCATTGTGAAATATCTTAATTGCAGGTGTTTTTAGTACATCGGTAAACCATTTTATGACCATATTCTTATCCATGTTACCACCACCTTCGTGTGCAATAGGATAATATCCAGACCAACCTTCTACAGCTACTGCAATTCCAACTACATTACCATTACCAATAACTGAACCAGACCCGGTTGATTTTAAATCTGGGTCTTTGGTTTCTAAGTCAATTGCAATCTCATCATACTTAGACAAGTCTGGAAAAGATTCTGGTGGTAGCCACTCTGTCTGTGGTTTAAATACTGGTTTATTTTGGTTCATAGATATGTTTACTTTCTATAGTTTTATTTAGTTTATCTTTATTACTAAATGCATACAAAGCCGAGTTGTAGTCATGAGGAAATATCTCCCATGATAAATCTTCAAATCCTAAATAAATTTCTAAATTAAATTTATATTTTTTATTAATATTAATAGTCTTTACAACTTTACTTGCTTTTGGCATTTTTCATATCTTTCAGTTTCTTGATTTCTAAATCACAATAGTGTTTAATCTTCTCCAAATCTTCTATACCATTTTTGTGTAAATATCTACAAACATATTTCACAACGTTGCCTTGAAAGAATGATAGATCATTCTTTGAAATAAATTCGTAAGGTTGAATGTGAAAATTTTTATAGTGACTCCCTCCTATCTGCTTGTCTTGAGGAAATGCATCCTTAAATATATCTTTGTTTGTCATAGTTCGTATCCTCCTTTTTTAGGGTATATTATGTGTAATGATTCTTTTGCTCTAGTTGCTCCAACGTACATCAATCTATGTTCATCAGTTGGATCTTTTTCATAGGCGTCTAATGCTGCTTTTGTTAAATCCATAGGAAGAATTACATTTTGTCTTTCGTTTCCTTTTACTCCATGTATGGTAGCTAATTGTATTCTCGCGCCTTTCTTTAAATCTTCTCCCCTCTCTAATAACATTTCTATTTTTTTAGTGTCATTGGTACCCATTCTTGAAAAAGCAATTTGCCAAGGTGCTTCTGTTTTTAATCCAAAATCTTTTTTTAAAATATCTATGTCATAAAATTTATTAGGAACCATTGCTTTAAACATTTTGTTGTTCCAATCTTTAGTCAACATCTTCTTTTTTATAATGTGACACTCATCATATGACAAAGGTATTCCTTTTTTTAATTTATTCTCATACAAATCAATTGCTTCAAATTTATTTTTTAATGGATTATCTTTTTTTATTCTTTCATAATAAATATTATGATCTTGAAAGTGTTGCTCAAATTCATCTAATTTATATTTATCCCTACCAAGAACTAACCATTCACCTTTTGAAACATCTATACCATCTATTCCATCATGATACATAACAGAACCTTTTGTGTTTGTAGGTGTCCAAGTTTTTTGAACTCTTTTTTCTTTTGGTATTTTATTAATAATTTTATTTGCAAAGTTAAATATATTTATTGGTACACGATAAGATTTATTTAAAACTTCTTTAGTTCCTTTTAAATTTAAAAAACTTTCTACGTCTGCACCTCTCCACTTGTAAATACACTGGTCATCATCACCAGCAACATACAACATTTTAGAATTAAGTTTAATTCCTTCAACAACTTTCCATTGCATTTTTGATAAGTCTTGTGCTTCATCAACAAAAGCAACTTCTAGTTTAGGAAATTTGTTTGACTCTACCAACTCATTTATCATGTCTGTAAAATCAATCATTCCAGGTCTATCAGTTTTAAATTGTTTAATTGCTGATTCAAATCTTAATAAATCTTTTAAACTAATATCTTCGCCGTGCTGGCCAAGATTATATTGTTCGAGAACAGAAATATTTTTAGATCTAGCTAATTCAATTAAAGACAAGTGTGGACTATCCGAATTAAATATACCACCTTCGTCTTCGTTCCAAGATGCATATTTTAATTCAATACCACAAGTCTTACCTATCTCTGTATAATGTTCACTTTTCATTACCTTTTCTTTTTCATATTCTAATTGTTTAAAACCCAAAGAATGTAATGTTCTAAAATAAGGAAGATCATCACCAACTAATTTAAATTGTTTAAACATTCTATCATGAGCTTCTTTTGTAGCGTTTTTACTAAAAGTAAAATAACCAATCTTTTCTGGTTTTACACCGTCTCTTATGTATTGCTCTACTTTTTCAATAAGTTTGTGTGTTTTACCTGTGCCTGGTGGTCCAAAAATTATATGTGTCATTAGTAATTATGTTTTTTTACAAAAGTTTTTTCTTTATAGTTGTCTTCTTTTTTGTCAAACTGTGGAACTACAAACACAGATATTTTTGCTTTTGTAACTCGTTTAGTAAAACATTTTAAATTATCTCTAAGCATCTGTGAAGTCCTTTGATATGGAACTTTCCAGTGATTTCTTAATAAGAATTTATTATAAAAATTATCAAACACAAAATAATGAAATCCTTCATCTGTAAAAGTACCACCAGTTTTTATCTCATCTATTTTATCTTTTTGTATTCTGTTTAAACAATAATCTTCTAAATAATTACTTAATAAATCTTTTGTGCTTGTACCTTCTGCAGGTTCTGTAACTTCAGCATTTTTTAATAAATTATTTGTAATTTGTTTCCATTCATTTGTTTTTAAAGTTGGTGGATTATTTCTTAATTGTTTGACACATTCTTCTTGAAACAAACTTTGATTTGTTAAATGTTTTGCTGAATCTAAATATAATCTATCTCCATCAACATTTAAATAATAGTATGGTTCTTCAAGATTAACTACTTGTAAATCTGTTAGACTTGGAAAAATTACTTCTAATCCAATACCAAACTTTCTAGACTTACATAATTTTTTATCACACAAACTACACATAGGTTGATCATTGCATTTATAACCCCATTCTTTTTTCTCATGTTGTTTTGTAATTATGCTTACTTCTGTATCTGACAATGGTTGTTCCATTGCAGTTTCATTAAATACTATTACTTTAGATTTCCAATTCTCTGGCCATTTTTGTTTTGCATACACACCATAATGAAATAATGCATTATTCCTACCACCCTCACCTATTTTATTTTGTGCCATAAGTTCTATACAAGGTGGTCCATCAGAGTATGGTGTTACCGGTCTTTTAATTTCTATCTTGCTAATGTCTTTTTGTTTATTTCTTTCGTAGAGTTTAAAAAAAGCATCTATACTAGCAGCTTCGCCATCTTCCATAAAGGCGTATCTCGTTGTCTGACCACAATTAAAGTATGGTAAATTTAAAAAGTTTCCTGTATCATCTTTTGATTTTAATTCTCTTTGTTTTGGAAATACTTCTGATCCACCATAACCCAATACAGATCTAATCTCATTTAATTTATCTTGCATCAAACCTGCCGATACATAATCTTCTGTAAATAAAAATACATGAGCACCACCAGACTTTGATCTACATACGACCAATGGTAATTGAAATTGTTTTATCTTGTTTATTAATTGTTTGTGATCAAACTCTGCGTAAGAGTCAATGTCTATACATCCCCACTTACATTTGTTGTCATCATTGATTGGTATAACACCTAGACTATCTGTTCCATCTAAATGTTTTTGCCATAACTCATCTGTAATTGGTTCTCGTTTAACAAACGATTTACCTTTAATCTTGTTACCATCACCATTTGATTCACCAACTAAAGTGACACCATGTGCACGGTCTAATCCATAAAATATATTTTTAAATCTTTCTATCATACAAAATAAAAGTGGGCGTTGCCACTCTCGCTTAGACGCCCACTACCTAGGATACTGGTTAGTAGTTAGAAGAACTTTTTGTAGTTTCTTCTGATCCGTGTTTCGCTTGGATTTCACCTTTACCTACTGATTCTGCAAATGACTTAGCCATATCGTATAAAGCTTTGTCTGTTACAGGACCAACTTTAGATACATCCCAACCAAACCATGTTCCTTTGTCATTAGACATCTGAACGGTGGATAGATTATAAATGTGGCTATAAGTAGGCGGTGTGAATAAACCGTTTTTACCTTGCATCTTGATACCCATCATCATTGAGTTCCATTTTCTACTAACTTTAAGTTGAGTAGACTTCATAGAAATCAAAGCTGTTTGTGGGTTGTCTCCAAGAGTCAATACAAAGTGACTAGCTGTGTTATCAAGATAGTTACCATTTGGTAATCTGTCTTTATAATCCTTACCCCTAGTCGTCTGACTTACAATATCACTATCTGCATCGTGAATTGCAACAGGTGCACCTGTACTGGTACCTCTGTCTTGCCATTCAATGTACTGTCTTTTGTAATGAGCCGGTATGACTTGTATGGTGTCATATAGTTCATTAGTTACAGTATTTATTATTTTGCCAGGTTCTGCACCCTCGACGTATTTACCATCACGCTTGTTTACTTCTGGTGATAGTTGGCCCAAAATTTTTAAGAATGGTAACGCAAGATCTTCCTGCGATATATTCTGAGCGCCTTGTGCTGCATCAGCTTCCATATCAAATGTTGCTAACGCATTATTCTTTTTTTCTGCTACTTGGTTCATGTTTATTTGTTCCTTTTTATAGTTGTTTTATTCTCTGAGAATACCCCAAAGATTTCCGTTGGCATTTCTTTACCTGCCTCAATACGCTCACGGACTAGCGCTTTCAGAGTCATGGGCTCAACCTTCATCTTTTGTGTCGGTTGAAACCCTTGACCCTTCGCAAGTTCAGCATATGATGCTGCCTTGTTATCCTCGTTACGACCAAATGATACCAAGATCTCGTTCTTAATAATATCACCTAGTCCATTGTCCCGAAGCCAGTTAAACGCCGCTTCTTTATTTGCTTCTGTAATAGTAGCACGATACGACGTTGAAACTTTAAGATGTGATCCATCTGAAAGTTTTAATTCTGCTAAACCCATTTCGCTCATCATGGTAGGTATTACCTCACCAGATATACGTTGGTATTCTTTTTTTAAATCTTTGATGTTGTTCTCACTTGTTTCTATTCTTTTATGTAAGCCCTCCAACATCTGCACTTGATCTGCAAGAGACTGAATGTGTTCAGTTTTACTTATTGCATCTTGTTGATCCTTTTCAAAATCAATTGTCATCTATTTCTCCTTTCTCGTATAGATTAATCTCAATAGGATAATATTTTCTTTCTTGTTTATCCCACTTCAATACATTGTATTTACCATTTGTAATATCAGATACAATAGAACATGCAACACCAATGATAGCAGGATCACCTGTTAGTAATAAATAATCATCCACTGTATAATTTTTTAAACCTTGTCTTAACTTATAAATAAGTGGACCAGGAGAAAAAATCATTTGAGAAAATTCTGGTAATAAAAATTTAAATTCACCATATTTTGATGCACCCATAATATTTATTTTAGGATTACCTGATTGGGTTCCTGGAATTTCCTGTATTACATAAACTTTTCTTTCTGACATTGACAAACAATATAATCATGTTTATATA